AAAGCTCTTGAAGATTTTAAAAAAGGTAAATTATCTAGAAAGTTAAAATTCAGAATCGTACGTGTAGAGATCACTCAGAAGACAACACTTGTAATAGTATAGGAGTAGTAAAATGTCAAAACTAATAGATGAAGTACAGAAATTAAAACAAGCTCGGGCTGAAAAAGAGAGAGTAGCTCAAGAAGCTGTTGAACTGGAATTATCTAAGGGAAGAGAACAGCTTCTTAAAGAATTTGAAATTGGATTCTATGAAGTTATTCCTTTGTTGAAAGAGGAAGGAATTGAATATTCTGCTCATTATAATACTCAATATACTTATCAAGGGGCATATATTCTATTTAAGAAAGATAATAGAGAGTTGAAGATGGATTTCTTACGTAGAGAAAGTTATAGGTATGAGTATCATACTTATGATAATCAATCTCATGGGAATTCTTGTTATGGTGCATGGTCTATGGGGGAATTCTTGTTGTATATAGATGCAGGTCTATATCAACCTTTACCTGATCAACCTGTCGTAAGAGAACCTGATCCTGATGGAGAATAAATGAAATCATCTGCTACGAGAATGAATTGGGATTGGGTATTAGATTTAATTCCAAAAAGAATACGTAAAGTAAAAAAGAACAGTCATAAGTTTTTTTGTAATACAGACTGTAAATACTTTCCATGTCATAAACATGTAGTAGATCTTGATACTTTCTCCTGTCTCTTTTGCTTTTGTCCCCTCTATCCTTATGATTGTGAGGGAGATTTTATAATGAAAGATAAGAAAAAAGATTGTAGTCATTGTTTGATACCTCATGAGGATTATAATTACGTAATTACCTTTTTGAAAAATGAATTGAAAAAGTAAACAGGAGATTAATTATGAATAACATTATTGCAATAAGTTGGGCTGAATTTAACGCCTACGGTTGTGTAAATTGTGGTTGCGAAGACGTTTTTAATCCTACAGGAATAAGTGGTGGAGGTGGAGCTTTTGCAAAATGCGGTGAATGTTCTACGGAATTCTACATAGTAGCAGATGGATTAAAGAAATCTAATTGGACGAATTGTCCAGAGGTACAAACACATCCTAGAGTAGGTATTCCAAAGCACCCCTATATTAAACCAGATCTAAAACCTGAGGGAGAAGGAGAATTCTTTTCACCTCGTGGTGTAGGTTCCGACTTAGCGGGTTTTGTAAAGAGTAAAGAAGGAGGAGAACGTATTGTTAGGATGTTCGAAGTAGTTCTTCGAAGAAAGGTTACTACTTGGTTAGATTATAGAGAACATGAGCCTAATTGGATTCAAGTAAAGGTACAACCAGAAGATTGTGACCTTGAAAAGCTTTGTGAATTAACTTCTTCTGATGGTATAATAACTATTGATAAGATAAAACAATCTTTAATAAAATGAAAATTACTCTCTTTCACGGAACCGGAGAATGTATGTATAAACAATTCAATTTCAAAATCACTAATTCACTTTCTAATAAACATATATAAAGGAGTATTATCATGTCTGTAAAATTTATTGTTATTATTACCAGTATTCTTATTATTTCAGGATTATTGGCAATATCTTTGATTACAGGATTTATTTCTTGGTCCAACCAGGAGATTGATCTCAAAAATGGTGTGTTCGCTCAGCAGAAAAAGAATGAGGCCGTCTTTGACAAGGTGTGGAAGACAATATCTCAGACTGCCCAAGTCTCAGATAAATATAAAGACTCATTCAAAGACGTATATGCCGATATTATGAATAATCGATATGCTGGGGATAAGAAAACAAATCCAGTATTTAAATGGATCCAGGAATCCAATCCGCAATTCAGCGATAAGATATATGAGAAACTCATGACAGTTATCGAAGCAAACCGGGCCGAGTTTACATTGGAGCAAACCAAACTTATTGATGTTAATAATGAGCATACAAAGCTGATTGAGAAGTTTCCAGGAAGCTTCTATAATATATTTCTAAACCGGGCAAAGATAGATATTGCAGTGGTTACATCTACCAAAACGGAGGAAGCATTCAAATCTCGAAAAGATGATGACATAGAGCTAAAGTAATTTGCTATTTTCAATTATATTAACTATACTTAAACATTGGAGGATGCATGGGACTAGAAGGATATTCAAAAGATGAAACACCTGCACAGGAAACACCTGCAGCAGAACCTACAGTAGAGCCAGCAGCAACGGCTCCTGAACAACCATCTACAGAAGAAACAAAAAAGGAGGAGTAGTACAATGCCGGACGAAAACACAGATTTAACCACAATTGATTCATTAAAAGGAGCTTTTATAACCTCTCTGACTCGCAATAACAAAAAGATCCGTGAGGATCGGGCCATTGCTATTGGTGAGGCTGCTCAAATGCTTTATAAAAGGGAAGTGGAAGACACTCAACTTGCTATAAAGCAATTAAAAAGAGAACGGGAAGGACTGTTAGATTTAAGTCCAACCACTGCAGATTCTCTGGTTCTTGCCAGTGATTTCAATCCTCAGGATTTTGTAGCAAAGGATATTGCGATAGGCGTCAAAATCCGGAATCTTGAGATCAAACTTGAGATTGCATCTAAACGTTATGCTCACTTATTTGAAGCTCCGGCTTCAGAGGGAGATGCATAATGGGACGAGGAACATACTCAATGATGTGTCGTTCTGTAAGAGCTACTACTGATGGCTACTATAGTAAGCCTATGGATGAGATCTTTACACAGAACAAGGCACATGTCATTCATGAGGCCATGAGGACTCAGAATGTTAAGATCCGGGAATCTTGTGACTCTGTAGAGCATCCTAACACAACTCCCATTCAACTATATCTGGATGACACCGGCAGTATGGGTCGTATTCCTCATGAGATGATCAAGGATGGATTGCCTACATTAGTAGGTAAATTAATCCAGAATGGGGTGCCGGATGTAGCCCTATTGTTTGGAGCTGTAGGAGATCATGAGTGTGATCGATTCCCTCTGCAGATTGGCCAGTTCGAATCAGGAGATGCTGAGCTTGATATGTGGCTTACTCGAACATATATCGAAGGCAATGGTGGAGGTAATGCAGGAGAAAGCTACTTGCTTGCTTGGTACTTTGCTGCATTTCATACAAAGACCGATGCCTTTGATAAACGGGGCCAGAAGGGTTTTGTCTTCACTGTAGGAGATGAACCTTGTTTGAAGGTTCTGCCATTATCAGCGCTGAAGGATATCATGGGTGATGCTGCAGTAGGTCAGGGCAGCTATACTCGTGAAGAGCTTCTGGAAAAAGCCCAGGAGAAGAATCACGTATTCCATGTGCATATTAAGCATGGATGCAGAGATATAGATCCTGCCTGGAAAGAGATGTTGGGAGATAATCTGATAGTGATAGATGATTATCGGGAACTCAGTAATATAATATCTGATACGATTCTTTCTACACTGAAGATTTCAACTACACCTCTACCTCCATCCTCAGAAAATTCATGGGATGGTATTAAGGAGGATTCTAAGGAGGATACTGAGATAATCCTATGAAGACATCAGCCGTTGTAGGATTAGGATTCGGGGATGAGGGTAAAGGGCTGGCAACTTCTTACCTTTGTTCTAAACATGAAAGATCATTAGTAGTTCGTTTTCAAGGAGGCCATCAAGCCGGGCATACAGTAGTCTGGAATGGCCTCCATCATATATTTTCAAACTTTGGATCAGGCACTCTTCAGGGTGTACCCACATATTGGTCCAGATTCTGCACAATCAATCCTTCTGCTATATTAAGAGAACTGGAAGTATTAAAGAACAAAGGTATAGAAAGACCTAGATTATATGTGGATCCACTATGTCCCGTTGTTACTCCTTTTGATATTCTATACAATCAGGATCAAGAAACTTCTAATAGTCATGGGTCTGTAGGAGTTGGTTTTGGCACTACTATAGAACGTAATGAGAAACATTATCATCTGTATGTCAAAGATCTATTCTATGAGAATGTATTCATTGCTAAGTTAGATAATATTATTAATTATTACAAAAATTTGATGCATGTTAAATGGGATGTAGCTAGGGAATCATTTATAGAAAGTATAAAGATATTCAGAAAGATATACGCTGTAGAAATTGTATCTTTAAAATCAATTCTTGAAAGATTTGATTTTGAAAGTATAATATTCGAAGGAGCCCAGGGGATACTTCTGGATATGGATTATGGATTTTTTCCTAATGTTACCAGGAGCAACTGTACCATTAAAAATGCTGTGCAGCTGATAAAAGAGCAGGATCTACCTGCCTTAGATGTATATTATGTAACCCGGGCATATCAAACCAGGCATGGTAATGGGTATATGAGTGATAATACTCCATTGAAATTGAAGAATAATAAAGAGGAGACAAATGTATCAAATGAATGGCAGGGTGATTTCCGGACCGGATTACTAGATATGGAATTGCTTAACTATGCAGTAGCCTGTGACTCTATATTTGAGCGTAAATCAAACAATCTTATTGTTACCTGTCTGGATCAGCTGACTGATGGATTTAAGATAATTACCGAAGGAGGAAACAGGAAAGTAGTTGACATTTTGCCGGATATTCTGTATAATTGTTTATCGATTCCTATTGAATCATCCATATTTAGCAGGAGTCCGGACAGTGATAAATATATGGAGGAAGTCTCTTAAGGAGAAAATTATGCCTAGTTATAGAATCACAATAGAGAATGCTGAGAGGAATGCAAGAAAAGATTTTCAGGAGGGATTAGTTTGCAAACCGGAAAGACATAGATACAGGCGTGGTGGTATGGGATATTTTTCCTATTTACAAGAATATGGAAAACTAGAGAAGGAGAATTGTCAAGATAATATAGATAAGGAGAGTGTATGAAAACTGTTTGGATTAGAATTATGCTTCTTCCAGGGGGCATTTATAGGTATTATTATTGCAATAGTACTTGGTGCAGTAGTTGGATCTATAATTGGTGCTGTAACAGGGTTAGGAACATCAGTAGGTTGGTTTATTAGGAATACTATTGGTATTCTCGATAATATAGAGAAGGAAGAAACCCATTAAGGAGCAAGTTATGTCCATCTATTTAGCATTAATATATCCTATTCTTGCATCAGTCATATGTCTAATATTCTTTTATACCAGGATTAAGTGGTGGGAGACATTGACTCTTGTTGGGGCAGCTTTCATTATAATATTCATATCTGATTTAATCTTTGGTGATTATAATTATACTGAGCCGGAGTATTGGGGTAACTATGTAACTAAGACCTGCTTCGAAGAGGAGTGGGTAGAATATGATCATGAGACTTGTACTGAATCCTACCCATGTGGAACAGATTCTAAGGGAAACACTGAGTACTGTACTCGAACATATGATTGCTCTCATTATGATACTCATCCTGAAGAATACTATGTTATGCTTAATGATGGTAGAAGGATCGATGTAACCAAGAATAAGTACTGGGATCTTAGAAAGAGATTTGGTACCAATACATTTGTAGATATGCATAGAGAAGATTACTATGATATGAGTAGGAGTAGATGCAAAGATGGTGATATGTATGAGTCTTGTTTCCAGGGAGAGTTTGAAAAGATTGAACCTGTAGTAACTCGCCATGATTATGTTAATAGAGTTATACATTCTAAATCCTTATTCAATTATACAGAAGTAAGTGATTCTCTTAAGAAGACACTGCCTTCGAAGCTTCCTCCTATTAATCCTCCATATTTCGCTGATGCTGTAAGAGGAGATTGGTATCCTATGATGTGGGAGGCCAATGAGTTACTGCAAAAGTATAATGGTCTATATGGTAAAGAAAAGGAGTGCAGGATACAGATCATTCTTATGAAGAATCAGCCTCAATCTTCCGGGGAGCTATTAGAGCAATACTGGAAGGGAGGCAATATGAATGAATTTAATATTGCTATTGGTATAAAAGATGGTTATAATAGGGCAACGTGGTGCAGGGTTATTTCCTGGACCGAAAACCAAACATTGAAGATAGAGACTCGAGATTATATTATGCTTCAGGATACATTACAGTTAATACCAACAGTGAATTGGGTAGCTAAAAATATAGCTGAGGGATTCAACAGAAAAAATTTCGAAGCATTCAAATATCTTAAAGTAGATCCACCTTTGTGGGCAGTTATTATGGTGCATATTATTGTTCTTCTAATGAGTATTGCATTAGCTGCCTGGTCAGTTGTAAATGAATTTGAAAACTAGGAGATAGAATTATGGAAACATTTATTAAAGCCTCAACCTTTAAATTTGAAGCAGAAAAAGAAGTCATTGATAACAAAAAGATATCTAAATTCATTGAAAAATTTAATGAAGCTATACGAACAGGAAAATCTCGTTGCAGTGATGCATTTACATTTACAAATACCGTAGATAAAATTCCTGTTCTTAATGAAACAGAATACAAGAAGGTTTATCAGTTAGCTAAAAACAGGGTTGGAAACTAACTGTAGATGTAGAACCGGATACAGGAGCTTACATAGAATATACTCTTATGAAATGGAATGGTAAGAAATAAATTTGAGAGTGAGTAATGGCAAAGAGTAAAGAACCTCCATATGATGAAGCTGAAAAGTGTATGAAGATTCGTATACGATCTAAATCTGGTACAGGTGTAGAAAGTATTGAGGAAGTGAATTTTTGTATGGAAATGTTTAAGAAATATCCAAATTGGTATAAGCGAACAGAAAGGGATGTCTTTAATGCTGCTGTTCCTTTTGGTTCTAATGCACATGTGGATTAAATAATGGCAAAAGTAATTGAATTAAAACCTTGTCCTTTTTGTGGCAGTGAAGCTTATGTAGGAATAGAGACTACAAGCATTTATTGGAGCGTTGGTTGTAGTAAATGTCATTGTCACTTTGAGAGAACATTTACAACAAAGATGCAGGCTATTAAATTTTGGAATAGGCGCTGGGAAGACAAGAAAAATCAGTGGAGATGGTTCAGAGAGGGTGTTAATTATCCTGATTGGTTAAGTGAACGTGAGTTAAAAAGGAAATTTAATCATATTAGAGAGATGTTAAGGGCTAAGTAATGAATGCAGTAAAAAGATACAGTGAGCTACGTAAAACACTTAATATGACAGATGCTATTAATAAGCTCGAGGAAGAAATAGCTTGGGAATGGTTTTTAAGCGGTAATAGCCGTCCTAATTACCATTTGATATCTGATTTAAAGGAAAAATTTATACAACTTCGGAAAGAAGACAAAAATGAGTAATCAAGAATTATTATTAAATAAGTGTAGTGTATTATTAAGCAACGCTGCTCCTCTTGCATGGTCAACAGGATATTATGTTGAAAATGCACATAAATGGCAAAATGAAGCAAAGAATCTTATTGAGGAGATAGCTGCATCTAGAAATTTTATGGAAGAAGATAATCGATCTCCTGAAGAAAAGCATAAAGATGATCATATAAGACTACACAAAGCTTTTGATGAATTAATTGCGGATTATATTGCACATACACATAGAGTACCTAGTGTAGCTACTATAATGGATCTAATGAAGTGGTCCTTTAGTCAAACATCTAATCCAACACCTGATAAGGAATAATGTAATGAAATCAAAAGAATTCCAAAAAATTAAAAGTGAATTTAATGAAGAAACAAAGCGTTTTAAATCTTTAAAAGTGGGTAGTATTATCTATGAAGAAGTTGCAAGAGAAGGTGACATAGATTGTCATAAAATGATAATAGATAAAATTAATATTAGAAAAAGAGAAGTTGTAGCACATGATGCAAAAGGTAAACATAAAGTTACTTTAAGTGATTTTCTTACACAAAAAGAATTTAAAAAACAGTATATACAAGGAGTACTATAATGAAAAAGATATTAAGTACTATTATATCTATAATTTGTGTTATAAGTCCTGGTATTCTTTTTACTTTCTATAAAGAATTTCCATTATTTGTATGGTTAGGTAGTGGATCTATAGGAGCTTTAGTTCTAGTAATATCTTACTCTATTCAAATAAAAAAGTTGGATTGGAGAATACTTTTAGTAGGATTAATAAGTATTCCTTTAGGAATGTTCTGCTCTGTTATAGTTGGATCTATTAACCTGATATTTCTTTGTGATCAAAAAACATTAGAAGCCTATGCAATTTATCAATTAAAACAGGAAGGAATACTATAATGAAAAAGTTAACATATGTATTGATACTGATTTGTATATTGTGCAGCATTTGTTATACGCAAGAAAATCCATGGGTTACAGTAGATGATAAAAATGTTACTGGAAAAGCATATGTATTTTTTTCTCCTGGGTGGAAAATTGTCTCCGTTCAACGACATAGCACTGGATGGGTAGATACTGCTCTTGTCAAAGGTTCAGGAGGAATTTGGGTGATATCTGGTCAAATAACGAATATACAGCGTCACGAATCTCATTGTTATACTGTAACATTTCAAACTACATGGAAACTTGTGACTCAATATTATACAACAACTCTTTGGATTGAAAGAGAAAACATAGTTTGGAAATGTAGAAGGGATTAAAATGATATACATCAATGAAGATGGAGCATTAGTAATAAAGAGCTGGTGTGATAATCCGGAAGACTCAGCGATCGATCAGGCTAGGAATCTTGCAAGACTTCCATTTGCATTCCAGCAGATATGCTTAATGCCTGATACACATCTCGGATATGGGATGCCTATAGGTGGAGTATTAGCTACTAGGAATGCTGTAATTCCAAATTGTGTTGGCAATGATATAGGATGTGGCATGTGTGCTACAAGAACAAGTTTAAGAGCAGAGGACCTCAGTAAAGATATATTGAAGAAGATAATGGGAGAAATTCGAAAGGCTATTCCTGTTGGTTTTGCTCATCATCAGAAGAAACAAGACGTTGATTTAATGCCTATTGTTCCTCCCGGAGCAGAATCTAAAGATATTCCTGTTTTGGTTAAAGAATATTATAATGCACTTACTCAGATTGGAACTCTCGGTGGAGGTAATCACTTTATTGAAATCCAAAAAGGAGATGATGGTAACATCTGGATTATGATTCATTCTGGAAGTAGAAATATAGGCCTAAAAGTTGCAGAATATTATAATGAGTTAGCGTATGATCTTAATAAAAAATGGTGTTCAAATACATATCTACCAAAGAATCCTAAAGACTCTTTAGCTTTCTTACCTGCAGATTCACCTGAAGGGAAAGCATATTTAAGAGAAATGCAATACTGTGTAGACTTTGCTCTGGCCAATCGAAAGCTTATGATGGATCGGATATGTCAGATTATAGGAACAGAAACCAATGCAGCATTCTTTCCAATGATAAATATAGCTCATAACTATGCTCGATTAGAGAATCATTTTGGTAAGAATGTCATTGTTCACCGAAAAGGAGCTACATCTGCCCGGGAAGGTGAGATGGGTATTATTCCAGGATCTCAAGGAACTGCAAGCTATATTGTCGAGGGTAAAGGCAATCCTGAGAGCTTTATGTCCTGTTCTCATGGGGCTGGAAGACGTATAGGCAGAAAAGAAGCTCAAAGGACCTTGAATTTGAAAGAGGAAATACGTAAATTAGATGAGCAGGGTATCATTCATGCTATTAGGAATGAGAAAGATCTGGATGAAGCTCCCGGATCTTATAAAGATATCAAAGAAGTCATTTCTTCTCAATTAGATTTGATTACCCCTGTTGTTAAATTATCTCCTCTTGCAGTTATTAAGGGATAATAAAAATGATTTCAGAAAAGACTAGAAAGAAAATGAGTAGAGCAAGTAAGGGAAGACACACATTAAAATGGCACATAGCAAAGTATGGGCAAACATTAGGAAGAGAAAAATATAAACAATGGTGTGAGTTTAGAAGAAATGTAGCTATAAATCAAGAGTCTGCAATTAAAAGTAAAACTTATGAACAGTTTTATGGCTCAATTATAGCTAGAAAACTTAAAAAGAAGATAAGTATAGCTCATAGAGGAAAAACCCAATCTGTTGCAACCCGACAGAAAAGAAGCAAATCTCTTATGGGGAGGGTTATTGGTAAAGTAGCAAGGGAAAAAATATCAACAAGAAGAAGAAATAAATTTTTATCTGGGGAATTGACTCTCAGTTATAAAGTAGGGTACGGTAGAGGAGGGTTTAAAAAAGATATAGGACACTATATAAGAAGTAGTTATGAACATAAATTCGCACAATTTTTAAAACAATTGAATATAGATTATTGTTATGAAAAAAAGCATTTTCGTGTGGTTGTTGATGGGAAGGATTCTACATTTACTCCTGATTTCAATGTGAGAGGTAAGTGGATAGAAATAAAAAATAGTTATAATGTAAAGGATGAATTATTTAATAAGAAGTTAAAGTCTTTTAAGGAATTATACCCCAACGAGAAAATTTTTGTTGTTGTAGGTAATTGTAGAAAAATTAAAACTTGGGATGTTATGAAGGAACAGGCTGATTTGGTTGATATTAAAGTTAAGCTTTCTCCATTAGCTGTAATTAAAGGACCGTCTAAAACATCTAAACATAATAGGGAAATAAGTAGTGAGAGAGAGGATTCAGAAGCAGAATCTATGATACAAAATACTCTAGATAATTATTAACAAACTAGAAGAACGATGTGATGAAACCTAGTGAAGTCGGTATGAGTCTTAGTGATATGGAGATGTTAGATATTCCAGGAATTGATTATAAGATAAAAAATAATAATATAATTAATAGAGAGGATACTATGTCAAAGAAAAATGTTATTACAAAAAAGAATCTGAATGACCTATTAGAAGATCTGGGTCCATGTCTTCATACAGCCTTGAGAAAGCATTGTGATAGTAAAGCAACCTCCATTGCTTGGAATCTTATTAATATATCTGAAAAAGGAGGATGGTGGACTCAGTGGTTGGAACATCTCCGTAAAGCTCTTATCAAGGATCGCAAAAACATCCGAGTAATGAAGGACTTTATGTTAACTATTAGGAATGCCTCCATAAATAAAAGTCCTGATGTAGGGTTTGATTGGCTTAATTTTAAAGGAATTGAGAAACACTCTTCTATAGCAATGTCCTGTGCTTTAGATCTGTTTGACTCTGATGATTGGTATTGTTTTACACAAATGGCATACGAAATGGCCGGTGGGAAATTAACTAATGATGATTGATTGAAATTACAGCAATATAAAGGATGTCTTTAATGAAAAATTTAATTAAGAATGCTAAAATACATATGTCATCTGTATATTATGCCCATAGCAAGCTTATATATGATTCTCCAAGAGAGAAGCAGGAACGTAAGTTTTTGGAGAAAAACTTTTGGAAAGTAGTGTGTCCTAATAGGGATATGGGTGACTTGGGGAGTATCGATCCTTATCTTAGAATGGTCGATAAGAATAAAATAGTTGTATGTTCGGAATATAATTCTTATATTGGCAAAGGAGTTTATAGTGAGATAATGGAAGGGCTTAAAACAAATAAGAGAGTATATTGTTTGCGAAAACTTGAGGGTAAATATATTTTACTTCCTGTTGCTACGGTATCTATGGTAGATCCTAATGACTGGAAGATGCAATATGGTAAAATTCACATAAGTTCAGAAGAGCCTTTAATATTTAAGGGGTAAATATAATGAATAAAATTGAATGTGAGATAAGCAATTGGAGTAAGCTTTTTTGGATAACTATTGGAGGTATTGTTACACCTCTTACTCTAGGGGCTGCCTTTATGTACTTCTATATGTTTTTTTTCGAAAGAGAATGTTATTATACAAGGAGAAACTTATTAGTTTATCTATTACATAACTCTCTTCCCCAGCCTGAAAAATTTGAATCTAAATTTGAGAAATCAATTTGTGGATTTTTATGGTCTTTTGAGGATTATCATTTATATCTTTGGTGGAATGGAGATGTATCTTTGCATTTAAAAGAGAACGATTGTATCTTAAGTAGTTTTAACTCCAGAGGGCTTGACAGAAGAAGGTATAATAAAATAAAAAATATATTACTGCAAGAAGTAGAAAAATATAAAAAATAAGGAGCTACTATGAAACTGGGCAAGAATCTGAAACTGGAAATAACATTTAGTGAATTTCAGGATGCGGTTAAGAGGTTTCCTGGAAGAAAAATACCACTACTTACTAATTGGAGATTTCCACCAAAACTTCGTAGAATAATTACGTGTAGTATATATGCCGTTGATAAGACGGAGCCCCTTTGTTTACTAGGATTGGGTAAAGCTATATGTAATCCCATTGATGAGTTCGATGGATCTATTGGAAGAAAGATATCACTTACCAGATGTCTTAAAGGAATAGCTCCTCATTCAAAAAAATTCAGGGGATACGTATGGACTGCAATAAGAGATAAATTCCCTGATTTTAAAGTAATTGGTAATTATTTTGTAGGTGTAATCCATGTTGATGTTCCTTCTAATATATTATCTCCAGAAATAAAGAAGCAAATGAAGAAGGTTGATGCATAAAGTTGTTATTGATGTAAATAAATGAAAATATATAGTATCAGGAAATCTAGGAGGATCAAATGTTAGCATTAAATAATTTTGTTATAGTTAAGCCTCAGGAAGAATCAAAGAAAGATGGGGCTCTTATCGTATCAACTACAGATAATTCTTCTGTATTGAAAGGCATAATGGTTGATATAAGTGATGAAATATGTGGAGATAGAAGGCCTGGCACTCTTGATATTAATAAAACTGTTTACTATCTTAATAAAGATATTATAGAGGCAGATGATATAGAGTTTGGAAAAGTACATATTGTAAAATTTGAAAATCTTGTAGGATACGATATTCAATAAGGAGTATTAATATGATTACAGACACAACACCATTAGTTGAGGCTCTTAAAGCCCATAAGCAAATTACACTGACATACGCAAAAGAAAATGGTGAGATAGTTACTCACACCGGGGGCATTACAGAGATTGGTCCGAATAAGAAGGGAAATGAAGTTCTGTGGCTCTGGGATACCACACTGAATGATCATATCCGGCAATTCTTATTTGGGGGTATTCAGAGCTTCCAGGTATTGGATACAGAGTACGTGGATATGTTTGGATGGGGATTCAAATTAAACGGGCAGCTGCTCATATAATTACTAAATGAAACCCTATAGAAAATTTAAGAATTTTCAGGTTAGATGGAAGGAAAAGCTTGGGCTTCCCGAGTGTCCTTATCTTTATAGATGGACATTGATATTGTTCGGGTATTCTATACGAATCCACCATTGGCTTAAATCAGATGATCGAAGATTCTTTCACGATCATTCCTGTGATTTAATTTCTATTATTCTTAAAGGGGGTTATACAAATGTAACTCCCAATGGTAAATTTGCTGTTAAAGCAGGTTCGATATGGTTTGCAAAAGCAGATAAGAGACATTATTTAGATATTCTTAGAGAAGGTGCCTGGACATTACTTTTATGTGGAAGGCCTTACCGTCACTGGGGATTCTGGGTAACAGATATACATATGCTAAGACCTCTGGAATATTTTCACAGATATGGTATAATACAAACAAAGGATTATCAATGAAACCGGCTTGTCGTTCAATTGGCAAAGGACGCTTGCATTGTACACGCAAGAGATTAGTGGTTCGAATCCCGTCAAGCCGACTATTTATTACTTAAGGAGATATTATGGATTGCCCTTATTGTAAAAGAGATATCTATGGAATGACAGGATTACAGGAGCTTCGGAAATTTGAGAAGCATTTAAGGAAATGTAAAAAACTTCCTACTGTAGTAATTAAAGGTAAAATCAAATCTAGAGAAGACATTGATATGTTTGATGCTTTAGAGATCCGAGCAGATAGTGGTCAATAGGTATTTTATGACTTTTATAATAATAAGAACGAATTGTGACTGCTCGAGTGATATTATTGCAAGAACTCTATCTGAAATAAAACGATGGCTCACTGGCTGTCCTCGCTGTCCGAATTGTCATAAGCAACTTGGAATCATGGAGTGGCGTGAAGTCAAAACGGTGAAAGCAAAAGATAGATGGGAGGCTCGTAGATTATACTTTTCGAAAGGTAAGAGATGAGTAATGAACATATAGTTGAAAGACAGATAGCTGAGATTCTTGCCAGAAGATTTTGGACAGGTATGCAGGAGAAATCGACTCTTGTAAAAGAGATGGATTGGGAGACATATCTAAGTAATAGTTTAGCAAACTGGATGGATGCTGCTCGAGGGGTAATACATATGGCCAGTCAGTCTGCAGACTATCAAGTTAAATTACAGAAATATATAGACTTATTATTAAGGGCCAAAGCAGAATTGGATTTAATTAAGGATGATATGATTTGTGATCATGGCGTAGGTATATGTGCTTGTGGTTATTGGAAACTGCTGGCAGATATAGATGATTGTATACATAATAAATAATGGACTTTAAAAGTCCATCAAATCCGCTAAAATTGAGGCATCGATTTAATTCTTGCTTTTAATAAGTATTAAGGTTATATTCATCAGTTGCTTTTTATTTCTAAAACCCTAAATATAGGATACGATATGAAATCATTACTGATATTAAATGGCAACGAGTATGAAGTAGACTTCACTCAAATTTCTATTCGTCATAAAGAATTCGAGGATTATGAGACTGTAATCTCCCTGGAATTTGAACCGATCGAGGTTGGGTCCGCTGAAGAGAACATTGAAGCTGTAGGTGTAAATAAGCCCAATGCCATAGGTATACAGAAGCCCAGAGATGAGATATTAGATCTAAAGAGCGCTGGTATCGATGAAAAGTTATTGGCAGATTTAAGGAAAAGCTTTGATGTTGACGCATTTACATCTATTCCGGATAATAAAATAATTCATGGAACTGTTTGGAGTATTGAAACTAGGCGGTATAATGTTAATGAGAATGATCCTATAGGAGCAGCGGTAAGGGATCTAGTCCAAAAAGAAAAAGACATAATTGAAGCCTCTTTTGCAGTTAACGCATTATGGATAGAATCAGGACCCTCTGTAAAGCTTGTTAAGGATGGATTTCATTTAACAGAAAAAATTCAGCAGTTAAAGGATAAGGATAATGGATCAAAGCCATCTGCAGCAACAAG